AAAGAAATTAGACTCTATTTAGAAACGATGGAAGAAGTGGAACAGTTAATTGAAATATGGAAACAATACAGGTGATAATATGAGCCTAGCAAATAAAAAAGGAAATGCAAATACAATGAATTTTGGAGCGAAGCAAGAGGAATTTAATAATAAATTCAAACAACTCATGGCTGAAAAGAGAGCAAATAGAAAGTCCCGAATGGTTTTGGGGATTTGGGGAGAGCCGAAAACCGGAAAAACCGGCATCGCTTTAGACTTCCCAGACAGGAAGATTTATGTTCTTGATTGGGATAGCGGCGTAGAATCTACATGGATTGAATGCCACGAAGCAACGGAAAGAATTGAAGTCTTTGACCCTATCGTGCAAGATAAGGATAATAAGATTGATATTACAGAATCGGAAAACAATTCTCACGACTTCATTCGATATGTTCGTGGCAAGATTGAAGAGGGCGAAAAGCCAATTTTTGTTATGGATGGTGTAGATACTTGGTTTGATAAGTGTATTTACAAGGTCAATCCTAATCCAACA